GCACCTGAGCGTAAGTTCACAAGCGGTGCGCTAGCACCAGTTACGCCCTGCTTGACTTTAGCAAATTTTTGTCCTACTACCCTTGATCCTACACTACCGGATTTTGTTTTCCACTCCACTGTATACAATATTTCTGCATTGTCAGCAGTCATATTAGCGTGTTGTGGAAACTCAATACCAAAACTTGTATATACTGGTTGGTCCTCTGCAACTATTCCAGTAGCTGCAATATTAGTAATTCTCCAAGTACCATTAGAGTACGGACTATTTATATCTACAGCCAGTTTATCTGAACCCTCATATACCTCAATAAGAGTACCGGTATCTAAATATTCTGCTGGATCTACTAAACCATCTTCATTAGCTTGTAGCTGCTGAAATGGATTTAGTACATCTACAGTAATACTATCAGTACCATTATCTAGTCTATTAATGGTATCTTCGTCGTATACATTGCCAATTTGCGCTCTAACAATAGCATATTTAATTTCATTGCTTATATGAAATTGTTGTCTAGTTATAGTGATTGTATTGTTATTTTGTGTAAATTGTATTGTTGGTGAGGCAATCTCTGTACCATTTGCCCTGTACGCTTTAACACTAAAAGTGGCGGTTCCGGTTAAATTTGTTAAGTTAGCTGTGGCTACAACTTGCGGAGTATCTGCAAGTGTTGCTTGTGCATCCCTATACACAAAATTATCTGGAGACATTATTAAGCGTATTTGTGGAGCATCCTGCCCAATACCGTTTACAATATTCCAGTCACGTAAAACTTCTACTCCATCGTAAACTGCTTTAAATGTAATTTTACCAGCATTTAAAGTTCCAGTCCAACCAGTAGCAGTAAATACACCAGTAGTAGCATTAATTGTTGCTTGTATACCATTAGTTGCACTATTTGGTACTATACTATACACTGGCCCATTGCCAGTAACTTCTTGACTAACATTCCATACTCTAAAAGTACCTGTTGCATATTGCCAATCAGGAGCACCAGTAGTTGCGCTACGGGCTAAATAGTGAGGATCGTTTGTAAGTTCTCCATAAACTCTGGTAAACTCGTCATAAGTTTTTACACTAAATTCATTAGAGATTTTATAAACAGTTGGATCTATGCGACTAATAAACGCATATCTTACATAGTATTGTGTATTTGTAGCCAGATTTTCTAGACTAATACTAGAGCCCACCCCAAACTCGGTTGGGGTGAGCGTCTGCGGATTAAATCCTTGAACAGTACTATACCAAACTTTTACACCCAGTAAATCGTCGCGTACATCACTGGTACGTATAGTATCGTATCTTGTAGTGTATAATAAATGTATGCGTCTAATACCTGGGTATATAGTTACTGACATAATTATCCCTTATGTAATTGTTGTAACGACTATAGTACCTAATACACTATCAGAACTATATTCATTATTTCTGTTCATACTTCTACAGGCTACTCTATAGGTTATACCTGCATCAGATATTCTAGGGGTTGGTTGTTCTAACAAGTTAAACCTTGCTTCCGAAGGGCTACGAATAACTTTAATGTTATTTGTATTATCAGGAGTTATTTCCCAGAAATCTTCTACACCTGTATCTTTGTACAGTCTATATTCAAAAGTCTGAAAGTCTTGACCTTTAACATAACTTTGTGGTACTTTGGCTACTATATAGGTATTTTCCAAATCCATTTCCAGCAACGGAGTTGTTGGCTCTAGACCACTACTGCCCGCCACAAATGCTTTGGCTATTCCCCAGCTACCAAAAATAGTATTATCACCATTTGTATATCTGGCTCTAACCTTGTACATTCTACCAGTTTCTAGCCCACTAAAAGTAATATTTCCAGTTTCTTTATTTGCATAAAATAAAGTTCCAGGATTAATATCGCTAAATGTTTGATCAGACCTTATCATTTCAAACTGAACTCTAGTTGCGTTTCTACTGAGTCCCATTGGATTACTAAATAGTAACAATGCTACTGTTTCATAAGTTCCAACAGATATTTGTTGACTAGTATCTCTGGTGCTGGTAATTCTACCAAGTATTGGTACACCATTAATAGTATTCTCTACTACTCCTGTACCTGGTAATGTAATGTTAGATTGATGTTTTAAATCGCTGTCTAAATCAGCTGTATATATTTCTGGACTGTAATCTGTTAAAGTTATTCTAGCTGTTAAATTTGGTGCTGGTTCTATTGACAATACAATCAATTCTTGGGATTCCAAGTTCTCAGTGCCCAACATAAACAAATTATCTACTGCAACATTGGTTGGTATAGACTCTACCACTGTTATAGTAGAGTAGTATCCAGTAGTAGTTATTCTAGACAATGTTAAGTATGCACTGCCACTTCCCGCCGTAGCAGTAATATCATTAGTTCTTATTCTAATTTTATAATTAGCTTGCGGACTAGGATTTGCTTGTAATAAGACTTCTTCGGTCAAAGTAATAGTTTTGGTAGCTGTATTTATTGCTTTGATTCTTCCACTACCAATACCCCACAGTGGAACATCATGCGTAACTTTTACCAAATCTCCACGATTACAAACTAAATACTCAAAATCAGTATTTAAAGTATAAGTTTCTGGTCTAAGTTTTAGCTGTGCCATATGCCACTTAGCTAAATGTTTAGCTTGTGCAATGTTTGTTATGCCTGGCAAACTTAGCTCTTCAAATATTTCGGCACCTAGTTTACCATTACCAGCAACTTCATCATATCCATAGTTATATACATAAACATCCTCTGCTTGATATGCATTGTGCTCATTTTGTATAGTCATACGAAATGCATGAGGAATTCTAGGTAAAGTTTTTGTAGACTCGAATCCCCAACTATTATGTGGTGTAAAGTGTTGTATAGTATGTGTTCTAGGCTTGTCTATTATAACACTCCACTTACCATCTATAAATATTGGACTTGCTTTTCCTGCGGCACAAATATCTCTTAAAGTATCCATAATACTTTGTGTGCTCGTTATAACTGCATTATAGCTTAATATTGGATTATTTGGAGTAGGTGTTACTGGATTACAGTAATTATGCCATTCTACCAATTTATCTAAATCTACTTTTTGACTTAATTCCTGATACATTGTTGGGCTGTCTATATCAACCAATCTGTATGCATTGGCCGGATGTGTTAGTACATACAAAAATAAACTAGCTGGATTATTTGTAGCTCTAAATTTCCAGCTGCTGGTTGACCTATCCCAATCATAAGCAACTGTATGTACAAGTGCATTTATGCCATCTACATTTCCATTTGCTTTACTTGTGCTCTGCACTTTAATAGCCGTTCTTGCTACCCTGCCGCGAGGTAGTTCTCGCATAGGCGGATTAAGAGTATCATAGCAAACTGCATTGGCTAATACTACAGTGTCATAGTATCTGTATTCACTAGTTGATAGTTCTTCGACTTCTGGAGTTACTCTTCTAGCACGTAATTTATATCTATCTCTTGGTAGTCCTGTAACAGTATATACATAATTAAACGGGTCTTTGCGTTTATGAAAACTGTTAACTGTTCCTATAGTAAATATTGTTTGAGGACTAGATGGCGAATTTAATCCAGTATTAGGGGTAAAACTAATTCTAAAAGCTACTGCTGCTTTACCGCCCTGAGAATCCTGAGCCTTTATTCTTAGTGGGTATGTACCTGCTGCAAAATGCTCAGTACCAGTCATTACATTTCCATAACTACCTTCTACTAAATCAGTTACTACTGGGCGACTGTCTAGTGTTATCTGTGCCTGGTCGTCTACTCCTGCTTCAAAATCATAAAATCCTGAGTAGGGCAATGTAACCTGTACAGTTACATCTATATTTGGGTTATTAGCATTATTGCCTATCCAAATACCTTTTTCCTTTAAAAAGTCTGACCAACGACCATATTGTGCTGGAACTACTGCTCCAGGTACTGTATTTATACTTGTTTCCCAAATTGTTTGTTTGCCTGTGCTTGTAGCAGTTGGAGCAGTTGTAGGATAATAAGTACCACCAGTAAGTTGAACTCTGACTTCTCCAGTTTTTATTGGAGATCCAGACTCATCCATACCAGCAGCAGTTATATCTGTATAACTTGCCACCAGCCCATAGCTACCAGATTGACCTGCTAAATAATTAACAGTATATTGTGGTAGTAATCCTTGACTAGAACCAATACATATACGATAAAGAGTAATATATCCTGCAGGTATTGCAGGTAGTCTTGTGTAGGTATTATTAACACCTAATAAACTATTATAATTTCCGCTTCTAAATGTTTCTTGCAATTCTGCGTTAGGCTCTTCTAGTGGAGCCTGTGTACTTGCTCCTGCAAAAGATCTAACAACCCCTCCAGGACCTAAGCAGACTTCAAACCACTTATATCCTTCTCTAGCTACTGTTCCATACTGTTCTTCACCACCAATAAAGGCATAGTAACTAATAGTTGGGCTCTTTAACACTTCACTATAAGCAGTTACAGATATACTTCCTCCTGCTGGATTTAATGCAGGAGTAGCTTGCCATGTAGAACTAGAATAGGGTACTATTTGTATCTCTACACTGCAGGTAGCTTCACTTACATCTCCGGCTCCGTCACCTTTTGATTTAATCCTACGCATGCCTGCTGGAAAACTAAAGGCTATATCAATTTCTGTGCCTTGCTGTACAAAAGGTATTTCTGTCCAAGGATTTTCTTGTGTTACACCTGGAGTAGTAAAGTTTAAAGTATTTTTTAATTCTACATTTTTAAATACTTGTTCTACATCGGTAGGGTAGTACTCATTAAACTTTGCAATCTGTGTGGCATCTTCAGCTTTGCTGCCTTTTAAAGTAATTGGATAGGTTGGTGTAGCCGCTAAATCTGTATAATAAGAATCTTTTAAATTATTTGCTCCTACACAAATATCATCAACTTCTAGTGGGCCAAATCCCCATATAATTAGCATGTTTAAAATATTGGTGCTTGTATTTGTTTTTATAAATGGAGTTGCTCCTAATAATCCAACATAACGCAACCTACCTAATACAATAGGTATTGCTCCTAATCTACTTGACTGATTACTTGCACCATTAAATAAGTTTAATTGATTAGGACTACCTGGATCTTTTCCATCGCTACCCTGTGGCCTTATAGGTGCAATGGCATTTACTAACGCCATGCCTGCCATATTTATAGCGGCGGCACCAAGCGCAAATGTTTGTGCTGCAGTTAATCCAGTTATACCAAATGTTTCTGCAATAAAACCACCTACCTGTGGCCCAAAAACTACTGCTGCAACAATTACAGCAAATATTAATAGTAATCTACCAGTACTACGGCCTTGTGCAATTGTTCTATAGCTAATTTGCTGGCCCTCTAATAATACAGTGGTTTTCCACTTATCTTCTGGTACTGGCACACCGTCTACCATTAACACTAATCTTTTTGATAGTTTTTCGCTAATTTGATATTTGGTATGTAAAAACTTTACAAGATCTGCTACGGTTGTTCCTGCGGCGGTCCAGTCAGTAACTTTTGCTATCTTTAGCGGATGTGGGGCACCAGTTATTTGTATACCGTTACTACTAGTACTGTATGTAAAGTATCCGGCAATCCTACGCTTCCACATAGGATTATTTAGTGTCTCAATTACACTATCTTGACCATCACGGCTGTGTAAAAATTTGTTTTCACCAACATACACACCAATGTGCGCAGGCTCACCATAAATATTAAACAAACAAAGATCACCAACCTGCGGTTGCTTTACTTCCTGCCAACTATCTTTGTGATAGTTTATTAGTTTAGTAACCTGTTCATCCCAACTACCAGTATATAAGTCACTATAATCTGGTAAATCAATATTTAGTTCCTGCTTATAAAATAATCTAGCCAATCCCCAGCAATCTACACCTTCAGTAGTGCGACCATTTTCCTGGTATGGCAAACCAATGTACTTATCAAAATTCATTAGAATAGTCCTGGAAAATAGTTAGGGGTAAAATTATAGCAAGGAAATGGCTCCCTGGTATAATCAATCATATCTAAACTTAGCGTAATCTGCTGAGAGTTATAGCTAACATTAACTATAGAAAATCCTGGGAAACTTGCTTCCACATAGTTTGGATTACTTGCTAGTATTAATTCTAAAGTTACTTGTGTAGGATTTGTTAAATGTTCACGAATTAACTGAATTGCTTCTGTTGTAACATAGTTTAATACAATACTACAACGACCAACGCCTGCGTCTTCTTCGCTTGGTAGAGTTATTTCTAGTGGTAAAAATATATAGTTTTGTCCACGACTAATAACCCCATAAATGACTTCATCATCTGTAGTTAACCCAATTAGTCTCTGAGTATAGCTATCAGCCAGCCTAACAGGTGTATTAGGCTGGCTGGGATTTTGTATTGTTAATAAAGTAATTAGTTGTTCATCTGTTTCACTAGAGAACATTGCTTTAATAGCTTCTGGACTAAGTTTGGTTAATCTACTCATGGTAATATTTCAAAGTTTAGCTGTGTTTGCCAATATCCTGGCGCAAGGTATTGTAGTTTAAAAAACTCACCGTCCTGTTGAGGTATAATTCGTACCTCAACAGGGATGTATAGTCTTGGATGCGGAAAGGTAAAACGTTTAGTTCCACGAATGGTTTGCGTTACAAAAGTCTCTAAATCTTGAGTATTTTGTGTGGTCATAATAAACGTAAGCTGCATAGTGCTTGGTCTACGACTACGTACTCGCTGCTTAGCAGGCCCTGCATCGGTTTGAGATCTTATAATATTGATCCCAATTGATTCTGTAAAACCTTTTTGTGGAACTTGTGGAAACCCATTTGCAGTAGGCCAACTAGGAATAGCCATATGTTATCTCCTTGTTATCATTGGTCTAGTCATAAAGTTTCCAGTAATTGCTTGCTGCATTGGGCTATTCTTTCTGCCCACTTCATTAGCAACCATCTCTCCAACTACGACTTCTATCTTACGATTACCTCGGCTGTCCACGGTTTCACGAGTTTCAGCCTTTTCACCGCTATAATTATTTACTACAATTTCTACATTTCCACCCTGTGGTTTTGCCATTACACCAAGATTACCATCACTGTCCCTGCGTAGTGGCATAATAGCTTCAGGACCAGCTTCGCCCATTAAGCCCGTACCACGTGCAAACTTAAACAGTGTAGGTTCTGTTACTATACTATTAGTAAACATTCC